CCCTGGGCCTTTTTCATGCGCCCACACCGGAGCGCGAAAGGTCCCTAACGCCTCATAGGAGCGCTCGATCCTATGCCGATCACCGTGACCGAACCTGGCCCTGATGGCACCCTCCTGACGGTGCCCGATCCGGCTGCGCCTCCTCCGGAGGCACCCGCTGGCGGTTCAGCCCCGCCTGACGTTCCGGCTGCGCCCGCTCCCGAGGAGCCGGCACCTCCCGCTTCAGCCCCGGACGTTCCCAGTGCTCCCGAGACGACGGAGGAGGACGACGAGGAGGAGGCCACGGCCCCCCCGGTGTCGCGCAGTGTGCAACGCCGCATTGACCGCGAACGGCGGTTACGGGGCGAAGCCGAACGCCGCGAGGCGGCCATCAAAGCCCGGCTGGAGATGCTCGAACAGGGCTATCAGCGCCCCGCACGGGAGCCCGAGCCGGTGCCGCTGCACCAGCAGCCTGAGCCGCGCGAAGAGGACTACCCCTCGCAGCAGGAGTGGTTCACCGCCGTGCGCGCCTGGGACAAAGCGCAGCTCAAGCAGGAACTGGCCCGCGAGCAGCACGCCCAGCGCCTTGAGCAGGAGCAGGCGCAGCTGAAGCAGCAGCTGATGGAGCAAGCCACGGCGGCGCGCCAGAAGTATGCCGATTTTGATACGGTGCTGGACCGCCTGAGCGGGGTCTATACCGCCCCGGCGCTCGATGCCTGCGTGCAGGAGAGCGACTTGGGCGCGGAGCTGACCTATTATCTGGCCCAGCACCCGGACGAAATCACGCGCTTGAACCAGGTGGCGCAGACGCGCCCGCTGGCCATGGCACGCGAAATCGGCAAGCTCGAACTGCGCTTGAGCAGCCCTGTGGCCAGCAATGGCCGCACCCCTCGTCAGGAACCTCCGTCCCCTTTACCCACGCCCGTGCAGCCCGTGAGTGGCGCCGGGCAGCCTGGCCCAGCGGAACCCAACTTTGACACCATGAGCCAGCGAGAGTTTGAACAGTGGTGGAAAAGAACGTACCCTGGGATCAGGTGAGAGGATACACGGAGTATAAACTGTGCCAAATACGCTCTTAACTATATCAATGGTGACTCGTAGAGCCCTGATGATCCTGAAAAACAACCTGAAGGCGGCGAGCCAGATTAATCGGCAGTACGACAGTCAATTTGCCGTCGCCGGGGCGAAGATTGGCTCCAGCCTGGCCATTCGCGTGCCGTGGCGCCCGTCGGTGCAGCCGGGCCCCAGTATTACCCCGCAAGACTTCGTCGAGACGACCGCCACGCTGACCATCAATCAGCAGCCCGTCGTCCCGGTGCAGTTTACCAGTGCCGAGCGCAGTCTGTCCCTCGACGACTACTCGCAGCGCGTGCTGGAGCCGGCCATGGCGACGCTGGCCAATGACGTGGACCGCCACGTGCTGGCCCTGTATAGCGGCGTGTGGAATTCGGTGGAGGTGCCCCAGGCGACTGACAACTATTTCCTGCCCTACCTCCAGGCCGGGGCGCAGCTCGATGATAACTGTGCCCCGCGCGACCGCAACCGTGCCGTGGTGATTGGCCCCTGGCAGCAGGTGGACGTGGTCGATAACCTCAAAGGACTGTTTCAGGCGTCGGACCGGATTGCCGACCAGTACGAGCAAGGCACCATGGGGTTGGCCGGGGGCTGGCGCTGGTCGATGGACCAGAATGTCTACGCGCACACGGTCGGCCCGCTCGGTGGGGTGCCGGTGGTGGCCGGGGGCAGCCAGACGGGCACCAGCCTGAACACGGATGCGTGGACCGCGGCCGTCGGCTTGCGGGTGCGCGCCGGGGATGTGTTTACCATCGAGGGCGTCTACGGGGTGAATCCCCAGACCCGCCAATCGACGGGCAAGCTGCAACAGTTTGTGGCAACCGCCAACGCCTCGTCGGATATCGGCGGGCTGGCCACGCTGCAGATTCAGCCGGCCATCACGACCAGCGGCGCCTATCAGACGGTGACCGCCTCGCCGCAAGACGGCGCCGCCCTGACCTTTCTCGGCACCGCCAATGGGGTGTATACGCAGGGACTGGCGTTTCACCGCGATGCGTTTACGCTGGCCACGGTGGACCTCGATCTCCCGACGCAGAGCGCGGAAGCGAGCCGCGCCAGTGATGACCAGCTGGGGGTGAGCCTGCGGATGACGCGGCAATGGGAGGTGTTATCGGATCAGTGGATTACCCGGGCCGAGATCCTCTATGGGGTGGCCGCGATTCGTCCCGAGTGGGCCTGCCGGCTGTGGCAAGCCCAGGCGTAGCGGCGCTGCATGCCGACGCGGTCGCCCTGGCGGAAGCCATCCGCCGGGCGCCGTATCGGGACAAGGTGGTGTTTCTGGACGACCTGGCAGCGCTCCTCGTGCGGCTGACGGCGCCAGCGCCGGTGGCAGCCGCAGCGCCAGCCGACGCGCCACCAGCCGTGCCGCCGCTCCACGTCCGGTTGGCGGCGCAGGTGGCCGTCATGCGGCAGCAGGGGCTCAGTATCCAGCGCATCGCCCAGGAATTGGGCACGTCGACGCGCACCATTGGCCGGGCTGTGGAGGTGGCAAGTGACAACGGCACGCTCGCTCATCAGTAGCAGTTTGCGGCTGCTCGGGGTGCTCGCGGCCGGCGAGGTGCCGACGGCGCAGGAAGCCGACGACGCCTTGCAGACGCTCAATCAGCTCCTGGATTCGTGGAGTAACGACCGCTTGCTGATCTACGTCGTGGAACGGCTGGACGTGCCGCTGGTGGCCGGGCAATCCACGTATACCTGGGGGCTGCCGGCTGGCCAGATTGCCGCGCCGCGTCCTCTTCAGGTGGAGGGCGTCCTCCTGCGGGTGGTGAGCCAGCAGCTGGAATGGCCGCTCCTCGCGCTGTCGCAGGCGGACTATGAGGCGATTGGCTTGAAGCAGCTCACCAGTCTGTATCCCCAGAGCTGGCTCTATGAGCCGACGTATCCGCTGGGGACGCTGACGGTGTGGCCGGCGCCGGACGAGACGAACGCGCTCGGGGTGCTCCCCTGGGTGCCGCTGGCGCGCTGTGCCAGCCTCGACACCGTGCTCCAGTTTCCCCAGGGCTATGAACGGCTGCTGCGCGCCGGGGTGGCGGTCGACCTGAGCCCGGAGTATGGCCGGGAGGTGTCCCCGACCATCGCCGCGATGCTCGCAGAAGCGAAAAGTGGCGTCAAACGCACCAATACCGTGGTTCCACGGCTCGGGATGGACCCTGCAGTGGCCGGGCGCGGCCGGGGCGACTGGTGGTGGCAGACCGGCACGTACAGGGGGAGGCGCTAATGCCCGCGTGGCCAGGCTTTACCGGCCCGAGTTACCGCAGCCGTTCTCTTGATGTCAGTCCGGAGAGAACGATCAATATGTATGGCGAGGTGGCCGACGCTGGGGGGACGCCGCCGCAGCTCGTGCTCTACGGGATGCCGGGGCTCCGGCGCCGTAGGACCTTTGTCCAGGGCCCCGTGCGCGGGCTGTATACGGCGTCAAACGGCCGGGTGTTTGCGGTCAGTGGGTCCAGGCTGTCGGAAGTCTTCAGCGCCGGGCCGCCGGTGGAGCGCGGCACGCTCGTGAGTACGACCGGGCTGGTGTCGATGACCGATAACGGCCTGCTCCTCGCGCTGGTCGACGGGGCGCACGGCTATGGGCTGGACTTCACGACCCAGGCGTTCAGCGCCACCACCGACACGGATTTTCACGGTGGCGCCACCATCGCCTTTCTCGATGGGCGCTTCGTGTGGAATGTGCCGGGCACCGGGCAGTACCAGTGGAGCGAGCTCTATAGCCCCAGTATCGACAGCCTGGCCTTTGCCACCGCCGAAGCCCGACCCGATCCGCTGGTGGGGCTGCTGGTCAGTCAGCGCGAGCTGTGGCTGTTTGGCACGCAGACGACCGAGGTGCTCTATAGCACCGGCGATCCGTTTACGCCCTTCCAGCGGCTCCCTGGGGCCTTCCAGGAGGTGGGGAGTGTCGGACCCTGGGTCGCGCAAGCGCTGGGCAATACGGTCATCTGGGTGACGCAGAACACGCAAGGGCAGGGGGTGGTGGTGGCGGCGCAGCAGTATCAGCCACGCCGCATCTCGACGCCGCCGATTGAGTGGGCGCTCAGTCAGTCACGGCGGCTGGCCGAGGCGGTGGGGATGGCGTATAGCCAGGCGGGGCACAGCTGGTACGGGCTGTATGTGCCGGACCTCGAGACCTCGTACTGGTATGATGTGAGCACCCAGCAGTGGTCTGAGCGCGGCACCCTGTGGGCCAACAGCCTGCGGGTCGTGAGCGGCGATGATCCGGTGTGGTATCCGTGGCGGCCCTATGTGCACACGTTTGGGCATGGGCAGCACCTGGTCGGCAGTTGGGAAGCGGGCACGCTGTGGACGCTCGACCCGACGTGCTATACCGATGACGACCGGCCGCTGGTGCGGCAACGGATCACGCCGACGCTGCGCCAGGACCAGGACTGGGTGCAGCTCACGCGCTTGCGGGTGCACCTGGAGACCGGCGTGGGGCTGGACGGCGGCGTCGTGCCGGGAAGCGACCCGCAGGTGATGCTGCGGCTCTCCCGCGATGGCGGCCGCATCTGGGACAATGCCCGGTGGGCGAGTGCGCATCGGCTGGGGCAGTCTGGGCGCACCGTCGAATGGCGGCGGCTCGGGCGCGCCCGGCAGTTCACGGCGGAGGTGTCGGTGAGTGATCCGGTGCCGGTGACCATCCTGGGGGCGAGTCTCGCGTAGGGAGCAGGGGATGCCGACGACCTTACCGCCAGTCCTGGCCACGGCGCCGTTTGTCGAGCCGCGCACGGGCGTGCTGACGCGCACCGCCTTTGGCTGGTTGCAATCGTCCTATCTCCGACAGGGCGGGGAGCAAGCGGCCACGAACACGGAGCTGGCCGGGGGCGTGCTGGCCAATGCCGGGCACATCACCCAGGTGGAAGACGATTTAGGCACCACGAGCGGCAATCTGGCGGCGCTCGAAGCGGAGGTGACGGCGCTGCAAGAAGCGGTGCTGGAGCTGTCCCAGGCCCTGGAGGTGGTGACGGGGCGCGTGACGACGCTCGAAGGGCAGATGACCGCGCTGACGGAACGGGTGGACACGCTGGAGACGACGGCGAGTGACCACGAGACGCGCCTGGACGCGCTCGAAGCCTGGAAGACGGCGATGGTGGCGGCGCTGCCGGCGGTGGTGAGTGTGGCGGGGTTGCCGACGTTAACGGATGCCCCTGCCACC